AGCAGGATGTGCAGCGGCAGGGAATTGGCCGCGAGGCAATCGGCAGCGCCCTGGGCACCCTGGCCAGTGGCGGTGGTGCGCAGGGCGCCATTGGGGCCCTGGCTGGGGGGCTGGCGTTCTCTGGCGGTCCTGCCGGCATCGTGGCGGGCGCGGCGGTAGCTGCATCGGGCGGAGTGGCTGCGCTGGCCGGGCGGGTTGGCGTCGAGGCCGAGACCGCCGAGGCACGCCTCAAAGCACTTACTACGCAGTTTGGTGAATACAACGCTGCGCAAACATCTGCCGCAAGGATTGCATCAACCCTGCGTATTAGTCAGATTGAAGCAGCGGACGGACTCTCAAAGCTCTACGCGGCTCTGCGCCCCACTGGCATCTCTCTACAAGAAGTAGAAGATGCCTACATCGGCTTTAATGCTGCAGCGCGGGCCAGTGGCGCCACCGCTACCGAATCCAGCGCGGCATTACTGCAGCTTAAGCAGGCGCTGGGATCTGGCGTGCTCCAGGGCGATGAACTGCGCTCGATTCGAGAGCAAGCGCCAGCAGTGGGGCAGGCAATTGCAGCAGAAATGGGAGTCACCATCGGCGAGCTGAAAAAGCTGGGCTCGCAAGGGGCAATCACCACCGACATAGTAATCAAAGCGCTAGCAAAATTAAAAGATCAAAAGCTTGGGCTGCTGCAAGAGCAGTTTAAAACTTCGAGCCAGGTAATGAAAGATTTATCTGTTGCGACCGAAGACTTTGGCCGCACGGTTGCGCGAGTGTTTGGGCCTGTTACGGTTAATATAGTCAAAGGCCTAACGGAAGCAGTTAAGCGGCTAAATGATGCGAGTATTGCGTTCAGGGATCCTACGGCCGCAACAGCAGCAGGAGTGATCAGAAGCGGAAGAATGCCAGGCACTATGGCATCTCAAACCGTTCTGATGGAGGGGGCCCGCGAGCTATTTAAAGGCAGCAGTGGCGCTGGGGGCGTCGGGATGACCGGGCTTCGACAGGAAGCCGAGGCGCTGGCGAAGCTGAGGCGCCAGCCCGTGGATGCCGTCTTGTTTGGATTGATGCGCAATCGCCTTGATCGCGTCGACTCTCAGGCAGCACCTTCTGCAGATCAGCAGCAAGCCCGCAACGAAGCCGCGGCAGGTCGCGCGGCGGGGAGATCCCGCTTGGCCGCCGCTCCTGCTGAAGCGAAAAGAAAGGCAGACGAGAAGGCGGCCACGGCAGACACTTTCCAGCCCAGCAGCAAAGCCCGCGCCCTGATCAGCGCCGCCGGCAAGCTAGGCGTATCGCCGCTTGATTTGGCAACGATTATTTCGTTTGAGACTGGCGGCACATTTAACCCAGGCAAGTGGGGCGGCTCTGGCAATAACTATCTGGGCCTGATTCAAATGGGCGGCCCAGAACGCAAGAAATACGGCGCCCATGCTGGCCAATCGTTCGAGGAACAGGTTCAGGGGCCTGTGGTGAGATACCTCCAGGATCGATTCAATAGCCGAGGAATGTCCACCCAGGGCGCCGACCTGCTGACGCTCTACCGCACGGTGCTGGGGGGCAACCCCAAGGCCAGCCTGACCCGCACGGACGGCAATGGCGTCACCCCCGCCAGCGGAGTGGCCCGCATGGGCCCGCACCGTCAGAGGGCGCTGCGCATGTTTTTCGGCGGCAGCATGGAGAATGTGGGCTACGACCTGGCCCAAGCCGGCGCTGATCAGGTGCAGGGCGCCGAGGAAGCCGCGGCGTTGCAGAAGGCCCAAGCCAGCCAGCTGGCAGCCTCCCGCGATCTGCTGACCACCAAGCAGGGCCTGCTGCGCATTGCCCAGGCCACAGGCCCCGCAGAGAAGCTGCTAGCTGAGTTCGATGCGGCCAGGACTGAGCGGATGCGCGAGTACGCCGATCGGCTGAGAGCTGCACTGAGCGACGATGAGCGGCGGGCGTTGCTGAGCGCACAGGCTGCCGACGCTGGCGCGGCTGAGATCCAGTATCGCGAGGATCTTAAACGGATCACAGAAGAGCAGCTCGACCTTGATCGGCAGCGTCTGGAAAATGTGTTCGCCATGGGCGACGCAATCAAGGAATATCAATCTCGCGATTCCGCAAGCGCTGGGTTGTCTCAAGGAATGAAGCAATATGGCGATTCTATTGGCAATGTGCGCGACGCAATTGCGTCTTTGACCGTAGACGGCATGGGTGGATTAGAGAATAGCCTGGTAAGCTTGGCTACTACCGGCAGCAGCAACTTCAATGCATTCGCGGCCAGCGTTTTAACCGACACCAGTCGGATGATATTTCGGCAGTTCGTGCTAAAAACCATCATGACGGCGCTGGGGTTCCTGTCGCCATCGGCAGCCGCCGCGCCGTCCATGGCACAGTCATTTACTGGCAATTTTGGTGGCGGAATTAGCACGGGCTTCCCTGGCGCTATTACATCGTTCAACCCAGTGGGGCCAGCGCCTGTCGGCCTGCCCGGCTTTGCCGGAGGCGGCTACACCGGCAACGGCCCTAGATCTGGCGGCTTGGATGGCCGTGGTGGATTCATGGCCATGCTCCACCCTCGGGAAACTGTGGTCGACCATGCGCAGGGCAATAGCGGCGCCACCAGCTCGACCCAGGTGAATATTGCGGTACACGTCCACCCCAACGGCAACGTGACCAGCAACAGCGACGGCTCCGGCGACGCCCAGGCCCTGGGTAACGATCTGGCTCGCATGTTGGTGCCGATGGTGGGGCCGATGGTCGATCGGCGTGTGCAGCAACATATGGAGCGAGGAGGCCTCCTGAACCGCTAATGGCTACCTTCACCTGGACACCAGACTTTGACCTTCCCAAGGAAAGCAAGCCAGCTGTCTACGAATCCAAATTTGGAGATGGCTACGGTCAGCGTATCCCAAAGGGGCTCAATCCAAACCCTAAGACTTATCCACTGCAGTTCAAGAATCGCAGCAACGCCGAGCGCGATCAGATTGAAGAATTTCTCGACGCCAGGGGCGGCGCCGAGTCTTTTGATTGGACGCCGCCATGGGGCAGCGCTGGCAAATTCAAATGCCCAGAATGGACAGCAACCTACACCAATTTTAATAACAATCAAATCACGGCCACCTTTATCCAGGTGTTTGAGTTCTAATGCCAATCCCCTTTGCCGAGGCGCAACTCCCGGCCCCATCCGCCCTGATCGAGTTGTTTGAGCTGCAGCTGTTTGCGGCTATTCACGGCGTCGATGAAGTTTATCGATTTCACGCTGGGATTAACGCAAAACAGACCGGCGACGTAGTGTGGGCCGGCAACACCTACGAAGCGCTGCCTATAGAGGCTGAGGGTTTTGCCCTGACCGGCACCGGATCACTGCCGCGCCCCACGCTACGGGTTGCCAATATTCCGCTGACCAGCAATAACCCGTTTGCGGGTGGCCTGATCAGCGGCCTACTGCTCAACCTGCCCAACGGGCTAGAGGGGGCGCAGGTCAGCCGCGTGCGGGTCCACGCCAGGCACCTCGATGCAGTGAACTTCCCAGGCAATGTCAACCCCTGGGGCACACCAGATCCCACCTACGAGTACCCAAGACAGGTGTACTGGGTAGATCAAAAAAAGGCGGAGACCAGGGAGGTAGTTGAGTTTGAGCTGTGCGCCACATTTGACCTTTCCACGGTGCGTGCACCACGGTTCCAGATAGTTACGCTATGCCAGTGGACCAGCACGACTCAATGCCAGTTTGCACCTAACTGCGGGAAGCGCCTATTGGATTGTAAGAACAACTGGGGCGCCAACAACCAGCTACCGTTTGGCGGATTCCCTGGCGCAGGCACTAGCTACACATGATCTACATCGACGACGCAATCAAGGCCGCTGCACTGGCTCATGCCCAGCAAGATGACCCCCGCGAGGCCTGCGGGCTGGTGGTGATCGTGAAGGGCAAGCAACGCTACTGGCCCTGCCGAAATGCCGCCGAGGGCGCTGACAGCGACGACCCGGGTCTGATGTTCATCCTCGACCCGGACGATTACCAGGCAGCTGAGGATACTGGCGAGGTAGTGGCCGTGTTCCATTCGCACCCGTGCACGCCACCTGGGCCCCACGACGACGACCGCGCCGCGTGCGAGACATCTGGCCTGCCCTGGCTGATCGTCAACCCAAAAACGCAGGAGTGGGCCCAGTGCGAGCCCTGTGGCTTCCAGGCGCCACTGATTGGGCGCCAGTGGATCTGGGGCGTCCACGACTGCTGGACTCTGGCTCGCGACTGGTATCGAGAGGAGCGCGGCATCGAGCTGCCTGATTTTGATCGGCCGACTACGCCTGCTGAGTTCGAGGCGGCGCCGCTGTTCGCTCAGAACTGTGCCGCCGCCGGCTTCGAGCGGGTTGAGTTCGCCGACCTGAAGGAAGGCGATGCGATATTCATGGCCATCCGCAACACGCAGCTCAACCACATCGGCATCTACCTGGGCGAGCAGCAGCTGCTCCATCACCTGCGGGGGCGGCTGTCGAGTCGGGATCTCTACGGCGACTATCTGCAGAAAGCCACCGGCTGGATCGGTAGACTGAGGCTATGAGGGTGATTCGCGTCTACGGCCGTCTGGCGAAGTTCCTGGGCCGCCGGGTGTTCCGTGCGGAGGTGGCTAGCGCTGCGGAGGCAATGCGGTTTCTGGTTGCTAACTTCCCCCAGATAGAGGGGCACATGAACGACCAGCGCTACCGGGTGAAACTGGGCCCCAGGGCGATTGGCGAGGATGAGCTACAGGAGCCCGCAGGGGCTCAGGAGATCAGCATCGTGCCGGTGATCGGCGGGGCTGGGGCCGTGGGGAGAATTATTGCGGGAGTGGCGTTAATTGCGCTGTCGATTGCAAGCGGAGCTGGCTTTTTGGGCGCTGCATTTGCTAAAAACACCGGGCTCTTTGCTTTGACAACGGGACTTGGCGCAAGCCTAGCCCTAGGCGGCGTTGCCCAGCTGCTGACGCCGGTGCCCAGATTTGATGCAGGTGGCAACCAGGGGCAGACAGACGAAGCGCAGGACCCCCGCAAAACCTACAGCTTCTCGGGGATCCAGAATAATACTCGCCTCGGATTATCGGCAGCGCTGATATACGGGCGCCGCGTAGTTGGCTCTAACATAGTAAGCCAAGAAATTGACGTAGTGCAGGTTCTGGGATGATCATTAGCGGCGGTGGCGGTGGCGGCGGTGGCAAGGGCGGCGGTGGCGGCGGTGCAACAGCTCAGCCACAACAGTACGTACCCCGCCAAGATACTGAAAGCCTGTTTTCCGATAGCTACGTAAAGACGCTTCACATATTAGGTGCCGGCAAGATTAAAGGGCTGGTAAATGGCCTTCAATCTATTTATTTTGATAAAACACCGCTACAAAATCCAGACGGTAGCTTTAATTTTGAAAACGTTGCTGTCACATTTCGCGACGGTGCGCAAGACCAAGGCTACATCCCCGGCTTTGATGCTGTAGCGGCTGGGCCCTACTCGGTTGGCGTAGCGGTCGCTCAATCTACGCCGATTACCAGAACGGTCACAGACAGCACTGCTAACGCGGTGCGGCTAACCATCACCGCACCGCGACTGGAAGAATACACAGACAAAAACGACATCCTAACGACAAGCATAAACTATCGCGTTGCTATTCAGTATAACGGCGGTGGTTATACTACTGTGGTAGACGATGTGATCAGCGGTCGCACCAGGCAGGGCTACCAGCGGCAAGTTCAGGTCGCCATTACTGGCGCGTTCCCCGTTGATATTCGGGTGTCGCGCGTCACCCCAGACAGCAACAGCAACAATCTATTTAATCAACTTGTATGGAGTACCTACAGCCCTATTACCTACGCCAAGCTGGCGTATCCAGGTTTTGCGCACGCTGGAATCAGGCTAGGCGCTGAGCAGTTCAATAGTATTCCAACTTGCAGCTTTGACGTTTACGGCCTAGAGGTAAAAATTCCCAGCAACGCAACAGTTGATTCGAGCAACGGGCGCTTGATTTATAGCGGCGTATGGAATGGAACTTTTGGCGCGGCGCAGTGGACGACAGATCCAGCCTGGTGCCTCTGGGATCTACTGACGCAGCCCTACGGTTTTGGCGATCACATAAACGCCAGCCAGCTAGATCGGTGGGCTTTTTTTGCCGCTAGCCAATATAGCGCTCAATTGATTCCTGATGGCTTTGGTGGCTGGGAACCTAGGTTTGCTGTCAATATGGTTATTGATCAGCCCGCCGACGCCTATAAACTAATTCAAGATTTTTGCTCGATTATGCGAGCGATGCCCTACCTGTCGGAAAGCGCAATGACTATTGCTCAGGACAGGCCGGCAGACGTGTCGTTCAGGCTGAACACATCCAACGTATCACCGGAGGGCTTCAAATACTCAGGCAGCCGCTTACGTAGGCGGCCTACTGTTGCAGTGGTAAAATTCTTTAATAATGACATCCAGGACTACGACTACGAGCCTGTAGAGCGCAGGGATGCCATTATTAAATATGGAGTAGTCAGAGCTGAGACCGAGGCCGTCGGCTGCACCAGCAGGGGCCAGGCAGCCCGATGGGGCAAATGGCTGCTGCACACTGAATGGGAAGAGTGCGAACTGGTGGGGGCGACGACAGGCCTGGCCATCGGCTCCATTGCCAGGCCTGGGCAGGTGGGCGGCATTGCCGATCCAGTACGCGCCGGCAGCCGCCGAGGGGGCCGGATCGCTGCAGCCACCACCACGGCCATCACCGCAGATAGCACGGCGGGCCTGACGGCTACCAACAGCCCCACCCTGTCCGTGCAGCTCGACGACGGCACGGCCGAGACCCGGCCAGTCACCAGCATTGCTGGCAATGTGTTCACAGTGTCGCCGGGGTTTTCGTCTGCACCGATGCCGAATGGCATCTGGCAATTCGAGACCACTGCCGTCAGAGAATCGCTCTGGCGGGTGCTAAGCGTTAGCGAAACAAATGGCGTGGATTATGAGATCGGCGCCATGGCCCACGACCCATCAAAGTATAATAATATTGAATACGGATGGGCGCTAGAACCGCGCGATATTACCGACCTGAATATACATCCCGCCGCTCCGGAAAACCTGACCGGCATAGAAGTGATCTACGAATTACAGGGCAGAGCAGCGGCTAAAATTCAGCTTAGCTGGACATCTGTCGCCGACGCCAGCAGCTATCGTGTGCAGTGGCGGTTGAATGGTGGCAACTGGCAAAGACAGACCACGCTAGCGCCTGCATGCGAGATATTAGATTCAGCGGCCGGCACCTACGAGATCACGGTCTTGGGATTGCGCGGATTACTGGCTGGCAAATCGTCTGCGCTCTGGTTTATCGCATACGGCAAAACAGCGCCACCTACTGATGTAACAGGCTTGTCGCTAGTGCCGGTCGACTCGGTTACTGCTCTCCTATCCTGGGATCAGGCTCTCGACCTGGATGTGAAGTTGGGCGGGCAAGTTCTGATCCGCCACAGCCCCAGGCTCGACACCCCGGCATGGGGCGAGGCCATTGGCATTGCAACGGCCAATGGTGGCCAGGTGCAAGCGCGTGTGCCGTTGCTGGAGGGTAGCTATCTGCTGCGCTTTGAAGATGATGGCGGACGCCAATCCGCTGGAACCGCCTATGTAGTTGCCGACCTGCCGCAGCCTCAGGCCAGGCTGCTGGTGAAAACATACGCCGAGGATCAGGAATCGCCGCCGTTCAATGGCAACGCTATTGAAATGCTATATAGCCCTGCTTTTGATGCTTTGTTGCTGGGGAGTGGTGTTCTGTTCAGTTCGTATGCCAGCGTTGCTGCAGTGGCGTCTATCGGCTCAAGCGACTCTTCCCTGACTCAGCCGGTTGCTGCCAGGGGTGAATATGAGTTCGGCTCAACCTATGACATGGGCGGAGTATTTGATGTAAACATCCAACGGCGCTTTGTTACTCGACCGCTCAATCAGCTGGATCTGGTTAGCGCTCGCCCTGGCCTGGTCGGCGGCTGGTCGTCATGGTCGGGCCCATCGGGTGGAGATGTGGATGCAGCGCTGCTAGTGCGCTCAACGCCGCATGACCCGAACACCGCCCCCCAGTGGAGCGAGTGGAGCGAGTTGGCTAATGGAATTGTGAGGGGCCGGGCCTTCCAGTTCAAGGTTCACGCAACCAGCAGCGACCCGGCGTGTAACATCATCATTGACGAGCTGGGGGCAGTTATGGAGCTGCAACAGCGAATCGAGCAATCAGGCACGCTGCTGACCACTGCGGCGGCGTTGACAGTGACGTTTGCCGAAGCCTTTTATGAACCGCCAAATATTGGGATTACCGGCTACAACCTCGCGGCAGGGGATTACTGGGTTCTGGACCCGGCAAGCATCACCAGAGCCGGGTTTAGCATTACGTTCAGAAACAGCGCTGCCGCCGCAGTAGCGCGGCAATTTAGTTACACCGCTATCGGCTTTGGCCGTCAAATTCCCTAAGCAACCATGGCCCAACACGATTACATAGTTTCAGACGCCTCGGGGTTGGCAGTCCTAGCCGACCTGAACAACGCCCTAGCCGCCATCGTCACGGGCAACAGCGGCAACGCGGCGCCTAGTGTCACCTATGCGTACATGCCCTGGAATGACACACTGAATGGGCTGGTAAAAGTACGGAATGCCGCCAATACGGAATGGGTTGTTATAGGGCAGCTGGGGGCTGCAAACCTAGGACTGGCGCCGCTTGCCAGCCCTGTATTCACTGGACCGGTCACCGTCTCCAACCTCAACGGCGGGCCGCTTTCCGGCACTCGCAATCGAATAATTAACGGGGGAATGAGGATAGACCAATTTAACGCCGGGAAAAATACGCTTGGCGCAGTAAAAACATTTACGGCCGGCGCGGCCAGGGCGCTTGCTCTTGACCGCTGGTATGGCTATTGCACTGGCGCTAACGTTACCGGCCAGCAGGTTAATGGCGTGAACTCTGGCACCAAGCGGTATAGATTTACCGGCGCCGCTGGCTGCACCGGAATTTTATTTGGCCAAATGATTGAATCGGCAAATATTGCGGACCTGGCCGGGACAACAGCTACGTTAAGTGTTGAGCTGGCTAACACGCTATTAACAACTGTTACATGGACGGCGTTCCACGCCAACACGGATAATACATTTGGCACTCAGAACAACCTAACCCGCACGCAGATTGCCACGGGGACATTTGCGGTATCGTCAGCAGTCAATCGCTACTCGGCACAAATTGCGCTGCCTGCTGCAGCATTCACTGGCGTTGAAGTTGTGCTTTCTGTTAGCAGCCAAACCAGTGGAACCTGGACCATTGGCAATGTAATGCTAGAGCCAGGTTCGACGCTGACGCCATTTGTCGAATGGGATAACCTAGAGCTGCTGCGATGCCTTAGGTATGCATGCGTAGTTTCGTGCGCTTGCTCTAATGGTGTCGCCGGATCTAACGGCATTGCGCCAGTCTATTTCCCTGCCTACATGAGGGTTGCGCCAGGAGTAGTCAACCTGGCCAACGGCACGGCTAGCGGCACTAACACGGCAGTCGTGGCCGATGTCGTCAGCAACGGCGCGGGAGGGTATTTCCAGATCTCCTCAGCCAGCGCAGGTGGCGCTCACATTGGCCGTATCAACTATTACACCGCTGAATTTTTCTGATGTACTCAATCAATGCTCTCGGCCTTTTAATTCGCGACTCTGATGGCATGGGTATCCCTGTCGATCCCCAGTCGTTTCACTATCAGCAGTTCCTGGAGTGGCAGGCAGCCGGCAACAGCCCTGCGCCCTACGAGCCCCCCGCCGCCCTGCTGCAGCCCGATTACATCGGGTTCAGTGATGCGCTGCTGAGCAGCAACGCATACCAGAGGATCAGAGCGCAGGGCATGACATCCACGGCGTTGGCATATGCGGCAACCGAGTTTACGTTCTCGATGACCGACGCCAAAGCGGGCCGGCCCAATGTGGCCGCACTGCAGGCCTGTCTGGCCGGCATTGCCGCCACCGCTACCGATCTCGATGCCGCCGACTGGGCCGAGATCGGGGAGCTGCTGGTGGCCCATGGCCTTCATGGCCTGTATCAGCTCCCAGAGGCTGCACCGGGGGGCTCGGGATCGGGAGGCTGAGGTTGCGCTGCAGCAGCGGCCAGGCGCTCCGCCAGCCGCTGCCTGCTGCGATCCTGCAGGCAGCGGCCACCAACGCACGCCTCCCAGCAGACGCCGCCTGCAGCGTCAGTAGTGGCCCTGATCTGCTCTCCCATCACACCTCGGCATCCCCTGCAGTCTGGCTCAGGAGCCTGATCACGGCCCTAGCCTGATGCCAGCCGACCGCACCAGATGCAGGCGCTGATCGACGGGACGGAGCTGGTCACAAGGCGCCGCTGGCATGGCAGCATCCGCGAAGCCTGGGGCGGCCAGTGCGCCTACTGCGGCAGCCCCGCTCAATCGATCGACCATGTGATCCCCCGCAGCCAGGGCGGCCTCACAGTTCGTGAAAACTGCGTACCGGCCTGTCTGGCATGCAACGGAAGCAAGGGCAGCCGGGAGGTGCTGAGCTGGTGGCGGCAGCAGCCTGGCTGGTCACTCGTTAGGCAGCAGCGTCTGTTGGAGTGGGTGGGCAATGGCCATGGCGTCGAGCCCAATCATTTATGCGGCGCTCAACAACTCCCAGCGGCATGTAAGGCGGTACAGCCTCAATCGCCCTGCATCGGTCGCACATCAGGCGGATGCCAGTGCCGCAGTACTCAAGCCAGCAGTGGTTAGCCATGGCAGGACGGGCGCTCATGGCTGCGCATCTGCATCCAACGTTTGCAAAACTCGGTAGGCCCGCATTGCGGCCGCCGCTTCGGGCCAATAGAGCGGATAGGGGACCCGATCGATAAGAGCATCAAATAATGCCTGGGCAACAGCCTTCCACTCGGCTGCTTTCTTCTCAGCCTTCACCCGCAGCGCGTGCGGCGTCTCGCCGTGGAGCCGCTGGACATGCACCAGGATCCGCCCCTGGCGCCGGGTGTGAAACTCCAGATCCAGATAGTTGGGAGCGGCGGCCCCATCCTTTTCCAGCAGGCCCTCAAACATGCCCGCCAGGAGCTGTGGGCCGCTCCCTCGGCAGCCCACTTCGATGCCTGTATCTCGGCCTATCTGCAGCCCGGCCAGATAGGGGTTGGCAATGATTTCCTCCAGCCGTTTTACTTCGTGCTCCAGCTGGCGAATGGTGCGCCACGGGGTCAGGAGGCGGGCGATGGTGCGCATGATGCAATTCATGGCTGCACATCCCCGGTCTGGGGCTGTGGGATGGCCCAGTAGGGGAGCCAGTGGGAGAAGGCGTATTTGAGGCTCGGCCCGAAGTTAGCAGGATCTACCAATCTCCAGTCGCCTTGAATCTTCCCGCAAAGCCAACACCGTCCCTTTGCATCGCAATCCTTCGGCCCCGGCGGATCGCTCACCGGCACCGGCTCGATGGCGCCCCAGCGAGCAAGGACGGTGCGGAGGCCGTGAACAGTTGCTGCCCGTTCAGCTCGTTTGGGCCAGTCATCAATCGGCCCTTCGTAGCAGTGGTCGCGCTTGGCAACGCCATAAGTGCGCAGCAGCTCATCATCGTTGGGGGCGGATCCTCGGGTGCCTGCCCCGCCGGCCAGAACATCTCGATGCTGGGATGGTATTAGCCCATCCGAAAACGTGGGATCATGCAGCGCAGCTAGATCGACCGGGGTTGGCACGATGTAGCCGTCTGGCAGCGCTGGCTGCTGGGTAGACGCGGCCACGGCTGCTCGCAGGTCGGCCAACTGGTCGGCGCGTTCGGCGTCGGCGGCAGTGCGTTCGGCCAAGGCGGCGGCCCGGGCGGCCCAGGCGGCCCATGTGGCGCGTTCGGGGGCGGTGGGTTCGGCCAAGGCGGCGGCCCAGACGGCGACGGGCCAGGTGGCGCTGGCGGTGGCGGCGACCCAGGCGGCGGCCCAGGTGGGGGCGGCGGATAGCGCAGCCGTCACATCTTCGCCCGCGAAACGCCGCTGCAGCAGCCCGCGCACGATGGCAGGGTGCGGGCTGTTGGAGCGCTTCTCCAGACGCTGGAGCAGTGAAATCAGAAATAGATCTCGGCACCGATCCCAGTCGATTGCCGCACCATCCGGCTCCAAAGGAGCGTTCAGGTCATGTTCTAGCTGTGTGAACCAGGCGGGTTTAGTCATGTTGAGATTGCGAGTGGATTAACTGAGTGTATTAACTGAAATGAAATGGCCCAAACCATGGGATTGTCCAGCCACGAGCCCTGGCCATGGATGGACTCCCATAGCAGTCGAAACGCAGCAATAGGAGTACGACTATATACAGAATTGAGCGCTCTTTCACGGCGCCAGCCTCGCCTTAGCCCAGCGGTGCTGGTGATACCAGGCGGCGATCTCTGGCGCCCAACTCTGTAGGTGGGGCCACATCAAATCGCAGAGCTGGCGAATTTCGTCCTGGGCATCGAGCTTGGCCCGCAAATCGAGGAAGTGCAGGAAGGCCCGCAGGCTGAAGCTCACTACGAAGTGCTGGCGCACGTCAAAGGGCAGGATACTGCGGGCGTGCTCTTCGGCAAAACCATCTTCAATTAGTCTGGCATAGCGAAGCGCAGCACTCGTACAAAGCTCTTTATCGGCAGCTCGCTGATGTGCCTTGTAGCAGTATTTCTTACCTTGCCGATCGCTGTAGTTACCCACGGGTCGCAGGTAGAACACTTCTTCAAAATCGCGCTCGCCTAACACGTAATCGATTATCCTTCCCCCCGTATAGCGTAGACTCTGCACATCGAACGAAACCCCGACCCGATGGGTACGGGCCTGCTGCATAACGGAATGGGGAAACCAGCCCACATTAAGAGTAATCTGGGGATGCTCTAAGCACCCGTAGTGGCCGCGCTCGCCCGCCAATAACCGCCTCACGCAGATCTCGCCAGCGCGGCTTTCCTCAGGCCAGTTGGCGCGGTCGTCCACCACGTAGCCCTCGCTGTAGTCCTGGTGCATCGCCGCGTAGATGCACTGCTGGGGGTTGGGGGTGGCGGCGATCAGGTCAACCCGGAAGCGAGGGTCCATGTTCACGCCTCCACCTCCCGCCGCAGCTCCTGATGTGCAACTGCAATCAGTTGACTTACCCTGCTTCGAGACAGATTCATTATTTTGCCAATTTGAGCGAAACTCATCGCCTTGCTTTCGCCTAGGCCGTAGTAAAAAACCAGCAAGCTGCGCGAGCGCTCGTTTAGCCGCGCTAGCAGCCTGGGCAGTTCATCGATCAGCGGATCGCGCGGCTTGGGCTCGGGTGCGGTGATCATCTCTACCAGCGTGATCTCAGAGTCGGCGTTGCGGCATTGCGCGTCCAAACTGATGGGGCATGGCCCAACAGCCAGCAGCACCTCAATCACCTCTATGTCGATCTCCAGTGCCGCCGCCAGTTCCGCAGCCGATGGACTGCGGCCTAGCTGCCTGGCGAGCAATTCACGCATAGCCATAGCCCTGGCCGACAAAGTGGCCTTGTTCTGCGGCAGCCTGATTGCTCGCGAATCGTTATCGCGCCAGCGGGCGACGGCTTGGCGCACCCACCAATAAGCGTAGGTCGAAAACTTGTATCCGCGTTCGGGGTCAAATTTGTTAGCGCCAGTGATCAAGCCAATAGCGCATTGCTGCAGTATGTCTGGGAAATCAGCTTGAGTAACGTGTTCCCCCAGGTGGGGGATTTTTTTGCCAACATACGAAATAACTAGCCGTAGGTTGGCGGACACCATTCGATCTCTGGCCTTGCGCCCGCTGCGCTGCACCTTGGACGGGGCAGCCTCTGGACCGCCAGGCCAGTCCTGCCATTGCCGCACTAGGCGGCCCAGGTGCAGTTCCTCATCGGTGGTGAGCAGCGGCACTCGACCCGCCTGGTCGCGCCAGAACGTGGCGCAGTTTGCGGCTACCATCCTTCCACCTCGGCAGGGCTCTGAATGCCGCCGAATTCGTCGTTGAAGCCGCCATCCATAGGAGGCAGCTGCACAGCGCTGCGCTGCCGTTTGGCCTCTTCATCGGCGTGATACGCGGCCTCTGCGGCTGCAATGGCCTGGGGATCGGTGCCGGCAGATAGCGTCAGCGTGCCATAGAAGCCCAGGGTCACGCCCCTGGGCACAGCCGCTGCAATTGCATGATCTTTGATCTCGGCGCCTTTGGGGGCGCCGTTTTGGTCGTACTGCTGGGCGTGTGTGGTCTCAAGTTCGAGAAGATCGCCAACATGAAACTTGCCGCCCCTGTGAAGTTTGCGTTGCTCAATCCAGTCGCCAAATGCCTTAGCTTTAAGAATCACCCTGACGCGATCGCCGCTAGCAGGTATGCCCGATGCATCGCCGATGGCGGCCTGCATGTTGCCGTTGACAGCAATAGCATGAATTACAAGCTCTTGTTTGTATTTTGGATGATTGTCGCGATCCATGCCGTTGGGGACCTTGACCATTTGCCCAGTGCTGGGGTCGTTCTTGAGCTGAGCACGCTGCTCCCAGCGAATCACCGCCAGCCGGCAGTATTCGCCAATATTCCGATGCTTAATAATAGGATAGCTAACGTAGTTAGCTGATTCGTTGATTTCGATAGGCATGGTGGTGATGCAGTGAATGCTTGGGTAAATTGAATTAATCAGAGCAGCGAGGGGAGCCCCAGCGCCAGCCTCAGAAAATGATGCGCCGCGCCGGACCGGGTTAGGGCCAGCCGTCGGGCCTCCCGGTTCAGCGCTGCCAGCGTGTCGCTGGAGACCCAGACCCCGACTTGTCGGCCTCGCGGCGTCCTGCCGTAGCGTCGACGGCGGACACGTAGCTCAGGCTCGATAGGTTGAGTTGGCTCAACCATGGCAACGGCCGGCGCTAGCCAGTGCCGCAGCGTCGAGCTGCATCTCCAGCCACCGCTCAGCAGGTGGTGGCGATAGCCAGACCCGCCGGCCGGCGACGATCCGAAACGCCTGGCCATTGCAGTCGACGGCGTACGAGCGGAACGGTGCTGCAGCCGTCATGCCACCACTCCGCCGGCGGCTTCGGTTGTGACGCGGTCAATGAACTCCAGGTGCTTAATCTGAGTGATCAGCGGCACCAGCGAAACCTGGTCGCGAGGCACGCTGAAGGCGTTGCGAAACGCGATGGTGAACGCCTTGCGCTGCATCACAGACATGGCCCCGACCATGGCGACAGCTGCGGCTTTTTGCTCCTCAGAGAGCGGGGCGTCGGGGGCGGTCAGGGGCGTCGCCGGTTCGGATGCCGGGTCAGCAGCTGCTACGGCGCCGTCGGTGGCGACGGCAAGGGATTGAGCGGCAATGGCGGCATCGTTTCCCGGAGGGGTGGATAGCCAAGCTGCGTCGCCGCAAACGTGATTAACGCCGTCAATAACAGCAACAGCCTCAGGCTCGACAGGCTGAGGAGCCGCCTGGTGGACGGCAGGGAGCACACCCAGCAGCCCCAGCAGCGTGGGCAGCAGGGCTGCTGCCGTGGTGGTGATCGCACTCTCCGCGCCGCCGTCATGCAGCAGCGCCAGCTCTACGGAATCGCCGTGAGCAGCGCGAATCGTCCAGGAAAACCCGGCGCGATTGGCGGCTTGTAAAAACGAGGCCGCGTCTGTCCCCAATAGCGGCAGGTTGTCGCCTTGAAAACTAGAAAGCGCCTCGTTAAATTCGATCTCGGCCTCGAATGCTCGGACTGCCAGCTCGGGGCTGCGCAAATGCGAGGGCGTGCCTGTGTGGTTTTCTGCCATACGGCAGTGGTAGCGGGGCGAATTAACAGTAGCAGAACCCGACAGGTATCAGGATCTACATCGCAAAACTCGGCTCAGAGTCGCGAC